GTAACTGCACGACCTTGAGCCGCATAGTCAAGAGGTGCATTGAATTTAATTGATTGAATACTCTCTTTTTCTGCACCACCAGAAGCTGCTGAAACAGTCGCAGTTGTAATATCTGTAATAGTAGAAATAGTCGCAGAGGTAGAGAAACCAGACGCACCATTTGCTTTTGTTTTATTTGTAACAACATATCTTAGACGTACAATGTTTCCATCTGATAATGCTTTACCAGTGATACCATCACCAAAGTAAACTTCAAACTTACCATCAACACTCTCTTGTAAATAATAAACATTTGAGTCAGACTTTACTTGAGTATTATCTAGTGCTTGAGTAAATGTTGTAGACGTAGAAGAGGATGCATTATCAAACACATCAACTATTAAAGTTGTGGTATCTCCATTTTCATCATTCACATAAAACTTTTGGTCTACATTTTTTGTATTGACAGTATAACGATTAGTTACATATGTGCCTTCATGAATTGGAATATTTGAAAAACTTAATACACCATTGACTGTTTGAGCAGTATGTTGTGCAACTGTGACAAACTGATAATTCACATCATCAATGACTGTGGTGAATACTGTTCCTACTGGAATAGTTGCAGTGGTTAATCCACCAATATTATTTAATGTAACATTAACTCTTGCGATAGGAGCTCTTGCAGAGTTAGGAACATACCCTAAAGTCTTTGCATGAGAAACAACTGAAGAACGAACAGATGCAGTATCAAGGAAAGCTTCGTTTGCAACCATATTCATATTCATTGCAAGGTAATGAGTATTGTATGCAAGAACATCTAACAATGCACTCATACCAGAACCCTCAAAATCATAGTCTGTAAAGTCTGATTGATTTCGCATAAAAGTTTTAAGATTTGATTTGATATCATCAAAGTCTAAATCTGTTACGTCTAGTCTTTTTTCTGTAGTTGCCATTATCGTAATCTCTCTAATGTAAATGATAAATCAATAAGTTCTGCTGGTGCGTTTTCGATATAAAACTCAACAACACAGTCGTACCGATTATCATCAAACCTTGGTATAACTTCAACTGAAGTTAGAAGTGCTCTAGGTTCAAAGTTTGTTATTACATCTGTTATGTGTCTTTGTAATGCTTGTGCAGTAAATGGAGTCATGTTTTCAAATAACATATCACGAACTCCAGATGCAATCTCTGGATGAAAAGGTTTTTCGTATTCACCGATTTGAACTAAGTTACGCACACTCCTTTTAACAGCAGCTGCATCAGTCAAAGTTTGAACTTGTTTGGTAACTGGATGTCTACCAAAGTTAAGATTCAAATCTTTATATATTCGTGCAGAACGCTTTGATTCATTTGTTCTCTCTGCATCTCTATATGCTGGTTGAACTGCCATTATGTTTCTAAACTCCCTAAAGGTTTACACTGATAATCTATTGTCTTCCAGTGTCCATCCTTCATAACTTCTAATTCTGTTTTCAGAACAACACACTCTTGTTTATTATCAAAAAATTGTACGTTCTGATATCTACAATCTGTGTCTGTAAAACACGCAGTTAATAATAAAGTCCAAATAACTTCCATGACACACTCCTACGTTTATTTATACGAACCAACCAGATGCTTTGAGTGTTGGTTTAGCCCATCCATACTGAGATTTTCTAGAACCAGAAGGCCCCCATTGTCTTGTTCCACCCAAGTCACAATGTATGAAGTTTGCACCACTACTAGAACTAAAGTATAATCCTAGACCTTTGATACCAGCAGCTGCAGCCTTTCTAATAAAGTCAAGTCTCTGTTCTTTTGTTGTATTACTCATTACTACATCACACGCAAGACCTTGTTGATGTACACTCTTCTTTGCACCACCAACTTTTTTATTATATGCTGGTGAACGATATGCACTTGTAATTGTTAATGTAGAACCATAAGACTCTGCAAGGTCTTCAAGTATCTGTCCAAGTTGTGGACTAATCCTTGGGTCAGTGTGTGATAAGAATCTAAGTCTATCTTCTAAGTTATAACCAAACTCTTTTGTATATGGTTCAAATTGAGAACCACCAGTATAACTCTCTTGATTAAGAGAACCACCACTATCAATAGGCCCTGCTTCTCCAGTAACAGGCGAAGTTCCTCCTCCACCACCATCACCATATTCAATACCTTCATTAGTGTCTGGGTCAATACCGTTTGCAACTTCTACTGCACGACCATCAGAGATTGCACGAGCTTGTGTCGCATCCATGTTTAGGTTATCTAAACCATACGCACTTCTAACTGTCTCTACTGGGTCTAAATCTACTTCAAGTAAATCAGATTCAGTGAACTCTGTAGGTTCTGTCATTGAACCAGCATCAGTACCAATCTTGACAGAGTTAGATGCAGCTTCAATTTTATTAGAACCATCAGAACCAGAAATACCAGCAGGGTCATCACCAGTATCAACTTGGTCATCTAATCTAGCTGCACCCTTTGTACCTTGGTTCATATTAATAGTTGTACCATCAATTGTAATATCAGTACCACTATCCAAATCGTAAGTAGTTCCGATACGAATAGTAGAGGACTCTGTTACATTCTGTTCGTAAGTAGTTCCTATAAACTCTTCAACTTTTGTCGCATAGTTTCTTGTGATATCTGATTTGATATGTTCATTAAACTTTTCACCATAGATGTTTGTAACTGTATGGTCAACCGAAGTTGTTTTGAAACCATTCTTGACAATCTCTTTTGAGAAACCTTCAGTAGTTCCACCACACATAACTTGTTCTGTCTTATTACCTTGCACTAAAAGATTCATATCTCCATCAACTTGAATGTTCCAATCTTTCTTAACGTACATATTACAATTAGACTCTACCGTGATATTACAGTTACCACCAACAAACAAATGGTCTGAACCAGCAACAACATGATATCCATCACCAACAATTTTTACAGTTCTATTTCCACCACCATCAATCTCGTAGAAAGTTCCAGCTCTATGATACTCATGAATTCTTTCGTTCTTCTCTGTGTCATCATATTCTTTGATATGACCACTCTCTGACTCCATTACATGGTTTAAAGGATATTCCGCTTGATACGCAGATGCTGGTTCTGCAAATGGAACTCCGCCTGCAACTGGAATGTTAATATAGTTTGCTTGGTCAGTAGCTTTTGTGGTTAACATCTTGTGACCAAAACCAGTTTCATTTCTTGCAAGTCTGTTTACATCAGACTCATTGATACTGTGGTCACTTGAGGAAAGAGGAGTTGGTGGATACTTTGAAATATTGTATCCCTCTTTCTCTGGGTCTTCATCTCTACGTCTTGGGTCATGAAAACCGAAGTTTGGATTTCCTGCTTGGTTTGGAACGCCAGGCAATGTTCCGATAACAATTGGTTCTTGTAATGTATCTGCATCACGAAAGAAACCAACAACCCAAGTTCCCTCAACCATGAACCCAGGCGTATCTCCCCATCCAGACATTGCTGGTGTGTGGATATTTTGCATAACCCATGCCCAAGGTAAATCCTCAGTGGGTATCTTTGTTTTATTGTCTGTATGATATCCTACGCAACGAACACGAACACGACCAAGCTTGGTGGGGTCATTCCTATCTTCCACTACGCCTGTAAACCATACAAAACCATCTTGACCTTGAAAGTTTTCCATAGACTTATTTATGTGACTAAATAGTATTAATCGTTCAACTCAATAGAGTCGGAAGTACCCATCATAGGGGAAGGAACGCACTTGAACTTTAAATGAAGGGAGAGTGTTATGAATACGATTATATTTCAATTACTAAAACATCTCAATGAACATAGAAGAAAGCAAAGAGAAAAGATTCTTTTCTCAAGACCTAGACCTTGTTCTTGTAATACATAAAAAAAAAGAGGGAACGAAAGTTCCCTCTTTTCCCAATCCGAAGATTGTTCTCCTTTGTTGTACACCAACTTTTGTCCGAATCTAATTCAGCGACTAGGCCGTATTGGTTGGTTGACCTATCTAATATGCCACTTGGGCAATCTTTGAAACAACCTTATGAACATTCTTATCAATAGAATTGTTCATCTTGTTAAAATAATTTGTAGCCTTCTGCAACTGTTTGATACCGAAATACTTAGTATATATAGAACCGTCTTTGTACTTCACCTCAATTGCATAACCCATCTTTAAAATATTATCCAAAATACTCTCCCATTTGTTGAATTAAATACCACCATGTATAGTGTTTAGAATCTTCTACACCGAATAACCACAATGTGTCCATCCATCCAAATGCAAACACAATCAAAATTAGATATCCGATAAGTTCACCGATTACATTTTTCATAGTCATTACTTTATTCCTTGTTCTTTTGCAGCTTCTAAAATGATAGGAGTTAAAACTTCTTCAACTTTATCTTCCCACTGACTCCAAGTCATCTTAGTCGCATAACTTGTATCCCTAACACCAACAGACCAACCGTAGATATTTTGGAAAAGACTTCTCTTGTTACCAAGACCATTATTGAAAAGGTCATAGGCAGCATTTTGAGCCCTTCTGAACTTATCTAATGCTTTGTTCTTTGAATTAGGAAATTCACATCTACCCATCAAAGGTAGTAATTCATCTAACTTCTCTTGGAGATGTTTGAAACCTTCATTAACACCCCAAGGGTTTTGAAACATTTTTTCTTGGAAACCTTTATACATATTTTTTTCTCTCTCTCTTGATTATATTAATACTATATCAGATGTTTTATATAATGTCAAGCACTATTGGAAAACCCTTTAAAATCAAAGGGTTAATCCATTGTCAGCGAGGATAATATCTCGCAC